TTGACTCCATGTATGTGATTTTGAAGAAAGTGCCCTATGAAGACACCCGCGTGGCAGCGTAAAGAGGGAAAGAATCCGAGTGGCGGCCTGAATGCGAAGGGACGCGCCAGCGCAAAAGCCGAGGGCATGAATCTGAAAGCGCCTGTCAAGAGTGGCGACAACCCGCGCAGGGCCTCATTCCTTGCGAGAATGGGCAATATGCCTGGTCCAGAGATGAAGGACGGCGAGCCAACGCGCTTGTTGTTGAGTCTGAAGGCGTGGGGCGCGTCAAGTAAGGCTGATGCCAGAGCAAAGGCCAAAGCAATTTCTGCAAGGAACAAGAAATGATCAACGACATGAACATCAGCACCGACATCGCGGCCATTGAGCCGATGGACGACACCGAGTTGCAGGGCATCGTCTCTGGCGAGTTGGAGGATGCTGTCAGCTACATCGACTCTGATGTCTCCCCCATCCGAGCCAAAGGAACTGAGTATTACCGTGGCGACCCCTTTGGCAACGAGGAAGATGGGCGAAGCCAAGTCGTGGCCATGGAGGTGCGCGACACGGTGTCAGCCATGTTGCCAAGCCTGATGAAGGTGTTTTTCAGCAGTGAGAATGTCGTGGAGTATGTACCGCGTGGACCGGAAGATGTGACCGGCGCACAGCAAGCGACTGACTATGCCAATTACATATTCAGCAACGACAACAACGGTTTCATGACTACCTATGCGTTGTTCAAAGACTCATTGGTGCGTAAATGCGGCATTGCCAAATACTGGTGGGACGAGGTTGAAGAGGTCAAGATTGACGAGTACTCGGGACTTGATGACCAGACCTTGCAGGTGCTGATGCAAGAGGGTGCAGAGGTCAAGATTGTGGTCAGTTACCCCGACACATCTGTGCCCATGGACATGATGCAGCCACAGATTGATCCAATGACTGGTCAACCTGTGATGATGCCGCCACCCATGTTGCACGATGTGCAGATCAAGCGCACCACCAAAGATGGGCGCATCCGCATCATGGCCGTGCCACCTGAAGAATTGATACTTGATCGCAGAGCGAGATCATTTGAGGATGCAGGCATCATCGCCCACCGTCAGATGGCAACCGTGGACGATTTGCTCAAGATGGGCTACGAGCTGGAGGAGATTGAGGAGAACATCTCCAGCACCGACTTGGACTCCAATGACGAGTATTTGGCGCGTCAGCCGTTGAGCACCACCATGGGTTCGGGCGACAGTTTGAATCCTGGCCAACGCCGTGTCTTGTATGTCGAGTCCTATATCCGCGTGGACTATGACGGTGACGGCATCGCTGAACTCCGCAAAGTCTGCTGCATGGGTTCAGGCTACACCGTGGTGCGGAACTTACCCGCCAGCTACATCCCATTTGTGGACTTCCCTTGCGACCCAGAGCCACACACCAGCCCACTGGAAGCCATGTCGGTGTTCGATTTGACGCATGACATTCAAGAAATCAAGTCCGAAGTGTTGCGAAACACCTTGGACTCGCTGGCGCAGTCGATCCATCCGCGCACAGCAGTGGTGGAAGGTCAGGTCAATATTGACGATGTACTCAACAACGAGACAGGCGCAATTATTCGCATGAGAGCGCCAGGCATGGTGCAACCGTTCTCCAGCCCATTCGTTGGGCAGGCCGCGTTTCCGATGCTCGACTACATGGACGCAATGCGCGAAGACCGTACCGGCATGAGCAAAGCCGCCATGGGTTTAGACCCTGACGCATTGCAGTCAACCACCAAGGCTGCTGTGGCGGCCACAGTGAGCGCCAGCCAAAGCCGATTGGAGTTGCAAGCCCGACTCTTGGCCGAGGGCATGAAGAAGCTCTTCAAGGGCATTTTGTATCTGATGACCACCCATCAGGACAAGCCTCGGATGATTCGTTTGCGTAATGAGTGGGTGCAGATTGATCCGCGTGTTTGGAACACATCAATGGATGTGACGGTCAACATTGGCTTGGGCAATGGTGACACCAATGACCGCATCCAAGCACTGACCATGATTGCTGGCAAGCAAGAGCAGATCATGCAGCAGTTTGGCTTGGGCAATCCTGTGGTGACACCAGCGATGTACATCCGCACAATTCAGAAGATCATTGAGCTGTCAGGCTTCAAAGACGCATCAAGCTATTTCCAAGCACTGCCTGCCGACTACCAGATGCCGCAGGCCGATGCGCCGAAACCGACACCGGAAGAAGTGCTGGCGCAGGTGCAGGCTCAGTCAATCCAAGCAGACATCCAGAAGAAGGCTGCCGAGCTGGAATTGAAGCGTGAGCAGATGATCCGCGATGACGATTATCGAAGAGATCAATTGGCACAAGACTTAATGCTCAAGAAGTACGAATTAGAGTTAAAGTACCAGACACAAATTGGGACGGCAGAGATCGTGGCCATGCAGAACATTGACCGAGAGGCGATGAAGCAAGAGGCGGCGATTGTGCAGCAGGCTGTGCAGACGGCGGCCAGCGTCCCGCCACCACCTATTAACTTCAATGGAATGGCGCAATGAACGAAGAACAGGTCAGGAAAGGGCGCAAGTCCGAGCAGTTTATGCAGGACGAGGTTTTCTCGACTGCGATTGAGAAGATGCGTGGCGACTTGCACTGGGAGTTTGAGAACAGCAAACCCGAGGAAGTTGCCAAGCGCGAAATCTGTTGGGCGCAGTTGCGTGCCATCGAGAACTTCAAAAACGAACTCACCAAAATGATTGATAACGGCAAGGTGGCACAGCGTGCCATTGAGCGAGCACAAAAAAATCTTGTTTAATTGAGGAAATAGACCAATGCAAACAGTAGCACCAACGCCAGCGGCGAGTGTTGTTCAGGGTCCGATGAATATGGCCGAAGCGGCCAATGCACTTGAGGGATTGCTCCCCGAACAGGGACAAGAGGAAGACCAAGAGGCGCAGTTGCCCGAAGAGGGCGCGGCGGAAGAAGAGGAGTTGCTGACCGATGCAGACGCGGACAGCGATGAAACTGATTCCGAACAATCCGAAGAAGAGGAAGATTCCGAGGAGGAAGAACAGCCACAGGTCTTCACCGTCAAGGTTGACGGTAAAGAAGTCGAGGTGACGCTGGAGGAACTCCAAAAGGGATATTCAAGGACACAGGATTACACACGCAAAACGCAGCAAATTGCCGAAGTGCGAAAGCACGCTGAGGCAGAGTTGCAAGCGGTGCGTGCCGAGCGCGAGCAGTACGCTCATTTGTTGGGTGCTCTAGAGGCACAGGTTCAGCAGGCAGCGCAACCGAACATTGATTGGGATCGTCTTTATCAGGAAGACCCCATTGAATGGGTAAGGCAGCGCGAGTTGATGCGTGAAAACCAAGAGAAGAACGCGGCCATCCAATCGGAAAAGCAGCGACTCTCTGAGTTGTCACAGCAAGAGCAGTTGCAACAACAGCAGATGTTGTTTCAACAGGAGCAAGAGGCTTTGATGGCCGCCATCCCTGAGTGGAAAGACTCAAAGAAGGCGGCTGCTGAGAAGGCAATGCTTGTTCAATTTGGCCAGAAGGCTGGGTTCTCGCCTGATGAACTGAAGAATGTTCTTGATCACAGGGCGGTTGTGTTGTTGCGAAAAGCAGCTCTCTACGACCAAATGATGTCCAAGCGAAAAGACATCAAGCCGGTGACGAACAATGGGCCAAGACCTGCCAAGCCTGGTGCAGCAGGAAGAGTATCAAACAACACTGAAGCTATGCGAGCACAACAGCGTCTAGCAAAAACTGGCCGTGTCGATGACGCGGCTGATGCAATCTTCAAACTCTTGAAATAAGGAATCCATCATGTCTATCGTAACGAACACATTCACGACTTACTCTGCAAAGGGTATCCGTGAAGACCTTTCAAATGTCATCACCAATATCTCTCCAGAAGAGACACCATACATTTCCAACATTGGACGCGAGAACATCACCAACACTCTGTTTGAGTGGCAAGTCGATTCACTCTCCGCAGCCGCCGCCAATGCTCAACTGGAAGGCGATGATGTCTCATCGTTTGATTCAGTGACCGCGACTGTGCGTTTGCAAAACTACGCGCAAATTGCTCGCAAGACCATCATCTTGTCAAACACTGAAGAAGTGGTCAACAAAGCAGGACGGCGTTCTGAGTTGGCTTATCAGATCGCCAAGCGCGGTGCTGAGTTGAAGCGTGACCAAGAATTCACCATGTTGAATGGTGAAGTGGCTGCTGCCGGTAGCACAAGTGCGGCTCGCACGACTGCCAGCTTGCAGGCGTTCATCAAGACCAACACCGACAAGCAAACCAACGGCGTTGACCCTAGCTACACCACCCTGCCCAACAGTGCTCGCACTGACGGCAATGTGCGTACTTTCACTGAAACCATTCTGAAGAATGTGATTCAGAAAGTATGGACTTCTGGCGGCACTCCAAAGATTCTGATGTGCGGTCCTGTCAACAAGCAGCGCGTGTCTGGTTTTGCTGGTATTGCATCTTCACGCTTTAATATTAATGGCGGTGAAAAACCTGCTACTTTAATTGGCGCGGTTGATCTATATGTGTCAGATTTCGGGACCGTTGCCGTAATTGCGAACCGTTTTCAACGCGAGCGCGATGCGTGGGTGCTCGATCCTGAGTACGCAAAAATGGCTGTTCTGCGTCCATATCAGCAAGTCGAGTTGGCGAAGACCGGTGACGCTGAGAAGCGTATGCTGCTCATCGAATTTGCGCACAAGGTGTTGGCACAGGATGCCCACGGCTTGGCAGCAGACTTGATCACTTCTTAATCAACTGAAAGGAATAGGGGAGAGGAAACTCTCCCCTACTTACATGGAAAAACGATTTTTTGATGCAAGCCCCGACAAGGGGATCACGCGCACTTGGCACTACAACGATGAGACTGATGAGGCAACGATTCAGACAACTCAAGATTTGACTGCCGTCATTGAGGCCAATAAGCGCGACTTTGCCGCCATCGACAACAAAGCAAACTGGAAGGGTGAATGGCATCATGTTGCCAGCATTCCTGAGACGGTTTACTTTCAGTTGAAGGCCGAGGGCAAGATTGATGATCCGGTTTACATGAAGAAATGGTTAAACGATCCCGATAACAGGTTCTTCAGAGTGAGGCCAGGTCAGCTATGAAATACATCGCAGTCTGCACGCCAGCGCGTGACATGGTTCATACGCAATACACATATTGTTTAGTCAACATGGTTGCGTATCACACGCTCAACACGACTGACGCTGTGAGCCTCAAGATACTGCAAGGCACGCTGATTCAAAACCAGCGTGCTGATTTGTGTTTGGACGCAATGCGTGAAGGTTGCAGCCATATCCTTTTCATTGACTCCGACATGACTTTCCCGCAGGACATGATTGGCCGATTGCTGGCGCATGATGTGGACATCGTGGCGGCCAACTGCGCCAGACGCAGAATGCCGACAGGTCCAACAGCGCAGAACTACGATGAGAACGGCAAGCGTCAGCCGGTCTACACCATGCCTGAGTCCACTGGTTTGGAAGAAATCGGCTCAGTTGGCACTGGCGTGATGCTAATCAAGCGCGAAGTGTTTCAGGGAATGACTGAGCCGTGGTTTGATATGCCTTGGCAGTATGAGACTCGCGGCTACATGGGCGAAGATGTGTTCTTTTGCAAGAAGGCGCAGGAGCTGGGCTACAAGGTGTATATTGACCATGATGTCTCGAAAGAAATCGGACACATTGGCACATTTGAATTCAGACATGAACACACTTGGGTGATGAAAGAACAGCTCGAAAAAGAGGCAGTCTAAATGGCATTGACCACCTACACAGAATTGAAGTCATCGCTGGCCGATTGGCTTAATCGGTCTGATTTGACTTCAGTTATTCCTGACTTTATCAGTCTGGCCGAGGCACAGATTGAGAGACAGCTACGCACACGACAGATGATTGTGCGTGCCACTGCATCCTTTGCAGCGGCGGCTGAGTACGGCACAGTGCCTGATGATTTCTTGGAAGCCAAGGCCATCAAACTCAACACCAATCCAGTGACCAATCTGACATTTCAGACGATTGATGCCATGGATTCATTGTCAAACACCACTTACTTGTCTAGCGGAAAGCCACTGTATTTCAGCGTGGTC